CAGCCATACTGGAATTTCTTTAACGGCAACCGATTTAGGGAGCGGATGGTATCGCCTTGCATTTGCGGCTGATATATCTACTGGAGTGAACTATCGTATATATGCAACTGATGCATCTGGAACATCAACTACTGGTAGTATATATGTCCAAGACGCACAACTTGAACAAGGTTTAGTAGCCACCGACTACATAGAAACGACAACTGCGGCAGTCTACGAAGGCATTACGGACAACCTACCGAGATTGGATTATTCGGGTGGTGCTTCGTGTCCTTCTTTGTTGCTTGAGCCGAGTAGGACGAATCAAATAACGAATAGTGAATACTTCAATGGTGCTGATTGGATAAATGTAGATGTAACTGCTACGGAGAATGCGGCAATATCTCCAGAGGGCGTACAAAACGCATCGCAGTTAGACTTTACTGGAACTACCTACAAAAGATTTGAGCAGAATACAAGTAATGCGGCTACGGCTTGTACGGCATCTATCTTTATGAAATACATAGACCACGCTATTGTGATGGCTCGTATGGATTCAACAACTGGTGCATCGTATGCTTGGTTTGATATCCGAACTGGTGAGGTATTAAAGGTAGACGGAGCGACTGGTTCAGTACCCGACCCGATAGCAAGTGTTGATGACTATGGCGATGGGTGGTATCGTTTAAATACTACTCAAACTGCTATGGCGGCAACCCAAGAAATCTTTTGGTACTTCGTACCCGATATTAACACCTCAACTGGAGGGTGGACTGGTAGTGGTTCAGCATACGCTTACGGAGCGCAGTTTGAGGAAGGCAGTTACGCAACATCCTACATCCCTACCTACGGAACGAGTGCGAGTCGGGCGGCTGATGAGGCTGATTGTAGTGATACTGGTATTACCTCAAATGTTGGTACTTGGTACATAGAGTTTGGAGAGTTAAATAGTGGGAGTTTCGGAAGTAGTTTATATTCTATCTTAATCAACCCATCAAGTGGTTCGGAATATATTTCTTTCTTATCTAATCAAACACAAAACACCTTGCGTGTAAGGGTTAATGACGGAACTACAACTCAATATGTCGGTGGAAGTTTTAGCATTGAAGCAGTTAATAAATACCTTATTAAATGGGATGGAACAAATCTAACCTTTTTTAGAAATGGTTCTCAATATGCAAGTGTATTGTTTAACACATCAAAAGCATTTAGCGTTATGAATTTGCCTAACCCAGCAAGGGCTGCATTATATCCAACAAAACAGATATTATGTTTCCCAACTGCACTAACCGATGCGGAAGCAATCGCACTAACTACTATCTAATATGGAAACATTCAGAAAATATGTATATGCCTCACAAGAGGCGTGGGAAACTCAAAAAGCCCTAATCGTACAAACCGATGAAGAAGGAAACGAATCGTACAATGAAAGCGTTGTAATGGTCGTAGAACTTGGACACATCGTGGAAACCCCAGCCGTACTTGATGAGGATGGCGAGGTAGTAACGGAAGCCGTACTATCTACGGACTACTGCGTGGATATCCTATGGCGTAACGAAGCCCACGAGGACTTTGTGCCTACTTGGGTAACACCAATCGGTATTCACACATTCGGAAGCAAACACGCTGCGGAATATGCGAAGGCGTACTGCGAGGCGAACCCCGAAGCGGAGTATTGTAACCCACCTGCACCTGAAGAACTATAATGAACGATAAGAATTACATACCATCTCGTACCTCCCCTAAAGGGGGGAGGCGAGGTTGTTTGTGTTGGGAGACCTCAACATATTCTATAGACTGTTGTGATGGTAGTGTAAGGGCGCAAGGTGTAGGTAGTGTTTACCTAACCGATGAAGACTAATGCAACTATCCAAGAATCTATCGTTACAAGAACTGAAGAAATCTGCTACTGCAATCAAGAAAGGTATCTCTAATGAGCCGACTATTGAGCATATGGAGAATCTTAAAGCTCTTGCAGAGAATATCTTTCAGCCTCTTCGTGATTACTTTGGAGTACCTATTGCGGTTACTTCTGGTTATCGTAGTGCTTCTCTTAACAGGATTATTGGTGGTAGCAGTACCTCTCAACATTGTAAGGGAGAGGCAATAGACTTGGATGCAGATGTTTACGGAAACCTCACAAACGCTGCAATCTTTGGTTATCTTAAAGACCACACTGACTTTGACCAACTTATATGGGAGTACGGTAATGAGGTGAATCCTGCTTGGGTTCATTGCTCGTATACGAGAGGTAGAAATAGAGGTGAGGTGTTAGTTGCTTACAGGGATGGAGGCAAGACACAATACAAACGATTATGAAAATGGATGCTACAGATATAAAAGTATTACTAATGAATACCTCTACAATGGCTTTATCTTTCGCCAACATAGAGGCAACCCTAAAAATTACCTTGCTTATAGCTTCTATTGGGTATACTGCTCAACGATGGTATTTAATGAATAAAGAGAAATAAATGAACGACACCGACTTCGGGTTTGCAGATGCCTTTGAGGACTTTGTAGATGAGATGACTAACGACAAGGCTAATGAGAATGCTTGTAGCATTGATAACCCAGATTGTGAGGCTTGTGGCAGTTAAGTATTGTGTGACTGAACCAAAGGAATGTACCTGCAAAGGAAAATGTAATGAACCCACTAATAAGAAAACTACTCGGAAAAGGCGCACAGGAGACGATAGAAGCCGTTTCTAATGTCATAGACAAGTATGTATCCACTCCAGAGGAGAAAGAGGCTCTAAAGGCTTCTGTTGAAGCGGAGATAAGCAACAGGTGGGAATCCGATATGACATCGGACTCTTGGTTAAGCAAGAATGTAAGACCACTAACCTTGATTGTAGTGATTAGCTTTCTGGTAATTACCACCTTCTTTGATGGGTTGGGCTACCTACAGGTAGACCCTGCTTGGATAAGTCTATGGAATATGTTATCCGTAACAGTTGTAGGAGGTTACTTCGCAGTACGCTCTCTTGACAAGAGAGGTAATGTTAAGTAGTTTGTAAATAACTAATAAGTAAAGAAAAGAGTAAAATCTTTACCTTTGACTAACAAATAGATAAGTAAAGGGTTAACCTTTATACATATAGCGAAGCTGACTCTCCTTCCAATTAAGTCAGTAAGCGTTGAAAGAACAAGACCGATTAGGTATGCAGAGGGAAGGCTGCTACTTATGAGGTCTTTTTTTTTGACATAAAAGGAGAGTTTATACCAGTTTGACTCCTACATCTAAATGCGACAACATCCTCAAACGAACACCCAAGTATAGTAACCTGCTGATTGGTGCAATGTCCCTCCGACCCGACAACACCCACCTCGCCTTATGCAAAATCTACGACCAGAGGAGCAGTTACGATAAGAGGTTGCGATTATGCGAAAGACCCAAGTAGTATAATTGCTTAAATATATAGAGAGGGGTTTGTAGACCCCTCATTAGTTCTATTCTATATATTGAAGAGTTGACTCTTATTCCTATGCTTTAACACTATGCCCTCTAAATAGAGTTGCATAAGTAGGGGTCGGTGTACCCGACAAGAAAAAAAATAAAAAGTTTTGTTGTGTGTTAATTATTTTGTTTACATTAGCACTATTGTTAACCAAAACACTTATTACAATGAAAAACACAGTTTACCAAGTATTAGTAGGAGGACTCATTGATTTTGAATCTCTTGAATACCAAGAAGCTAAAAACTGGATGAAGTATTTGAGAACAATGGGCTACGAATACAAGTTAACCTCAAGAGGTAGAGACGAATCAGAATACTAATAACCCCCTCTACGGAGGGGTTACTTTTTTTCTTACATTAGTCAAAATCAAAAACAACTATGGATATTAAAGACCAATACTTGAACTTGTGCGAGGCACGAGTTGAAGCTCTCACCAAAGAGATGAACCACCTAAAAATGTTTATTGTTAGAGACTATGCTCGTAAGGGTATAGATGCAGAAACCGTTATGGATATGTTTAAAGCATACAAAATCAATGAAGACCGTAGTAAAAATTAAGCAAACTGAATACCCAGAACAATATGAAATCAACGAACAAACCTTACAAGACCACTTCTACCTACACTTCGGATTTCCCGATGACAGAAGACTCTTCAAGCGATTCAACGGCAACGCCCTCTCAAAGTACCACAAGCCAGAGGTTGACACCAAGTTACTATTTAGGTAAGTACAAAGGCATTGAGGCTTTTGATGTGTGTATGGACTTTGCGAGTGACTCTTACAACATTGGTGTAGCTATCGCCTATTTGCTACGAGCAGGTAAGAAACCAAACAATCCTATGGTAACTGATTTGTTTAAAGCCATAGACCATATAAACAAAGAAATAGAATACATTGGTTATGATATTGAACGAGCTCAACTTAAATCTCAAGCTACCGAAGACGATAAGTCTTAACTCACTCTACGCAGGTAAGCATTGGACATTTAGAAAAAAAACTAAAGATGAATATAAAAAAATCGTTGAAGCAGAATTGGCTCGTTATGACCACCATTTTGCAGAGAGTATGTCTATCCATATTAGGTACAATACTCGTGCCGATGTGGACAATCTTGTTCTTGTTTCAAAATTTACTGCTGATACTCTCGTTGCTAACGGATGGATTGCAGACGATAGTCCTAAATACTATCACAGGCTCACTATCACTTTTGACGAGAGCGTTGAAAAGAATTATTGTGAAGTTGAGGTTAGATTAACTAATGCAACCTTGCAGGAAT